GTCTAAAGTGCTCCATACCCCATTTCCCTCCATTTTCCTCCACCTAAAACATAAGATTATATTATCAGTAATATATTATTGTGGATAACTTGTGGATAAAGGTGTGGATAACTATCTCTTTTTAGGCTATTGACATGTGGATAACCCATCTGATATGATGGGTATATGAATGAACTATTTTGGTATAGCCGTCAACTAAGAGAAGCCGTATCTACTACTGGTATGGAAAATGGTTGGACTGATGATAAGTGCAAAGAAGTATTTGATGAACTTATGGACAAGTATCTAGTATCTAAGGATCTAAAATGACCTGTACAAAGTATGGTTGTGATTTTGAATTAGACCTTGATGGTCAAGTAACCTGTACTGTTTGTGGTGCTATGGATGATGATTTACAGCCTATTAATATTGATAAAATATAACAAAACTTTATAAATTTTTCAGGGTATTATCCAGAGCAACTTCATTCTGGTATCCCGTATGGCATTTACCACAATATGATCTAGGAGCCTTACTTCTGGGATTTCCTTCAACCAGGATAATCTGTCCTATTTTATCCATTCCAATTAAGACTTCATCTATACTCTTTGTATATACTATAGGAGTAAGATAGGTATTACATATAGGGCACATAAGTCTATTTTAGCATACCGCCCTTGCATACCCTGGCCATATCGGGTATACTTGATATACGACAAAGGGGATAAAAATGATAGAAGATACATCTTGTTTTACATATAAGGTAGAAATGGTTGTTCAGATCTTGGCAGAAGATGAGACCAAGGCTTCAGAGCAATTAGAAAAAAGTGGTGGCTATGTGACATCTCGCACAGTAACCTTGATGGACTCAGTTACACTATTTAACGGACAATAATTGAAAGAGCCCAAAATCCTTCAAATGGACTGGAAAGCACTTGGCTATGAAAGGACTTATGTAAATGGCAGACTCAGATGGGTTCCTCAAATCAAAGAAGATACAAAGGACCAAGATACTTCCTCTTAGATGGATAGGCAATTATCTTGGTGGTATTGCAGGTAATAGTCTAGTTAAGGCTTTTGATTTAGATGAAGATGGTGATTTTGGATACCGCTTTAAATTCCATAGTAAGGTTTGGCATTATTTAAATAAGCCTTATGAATGGTGGGGTACATATTATTTAGTAGATACTAAGGCTTGGAAGAAGAATCTAACCGATAGTGACTCGTTAGAGTCATAAGGTGGTTTGGGTACTCTATTTTCCGCCGAACTTGACATACCTATCGCCGAACTGTATAATGGGTATATGAAACCTTTTTTTATTGTACTTTTAATACTATTTATATTTTTGAATTACATGGCTTGGCTACAACAACAGAGGATGGTTGGGTAAATGAATACAGACGATACGGTGTTAAAAAAAGAAATAGCAAATTTGTTAGACAAAGAATCCTATCGCATTTGGGACACAACTAAGGTTATTAAAAATCAGGACTACCATGATGGACTGGTTAAAGGTCTTAAGATGGCATCTAAATTGGTGGCTAAACTATGAGTCTAGATGATATGTTATTAAGAGAAGAGATTGCCAGGGCTATTGAGGCTATACCGCTTGGCGAAGACAATTCCCAACTAAATGCTGTGGGTATGCGTATTCTTGCTGCAAAGGTTGCAAGAGGACAAAACAACTACATGTCAAGCATGTTTGAACAGCAGATAGACTTTGAATAAACATTACGATATACCAGATCCTTTCCAGATATTTGTATCTAAAAAGTATGCTAATGCCAAAGGGTATATACATGACTTCTTTACTGGGGAATGGTCTTTTAAGTGTTTAACTTGTAAGGAAGATATGTATGCACCTACCCGCAAAATTATGACAAAGATCAGACTATTTCATACAAGAAATGAGTGCACAGGTGGATACTAATTGTTGCACCATATCAAAAGATAATGAAAACTTTTGGGACACACATCAAACAATGGCAGACGGCAACATCTGGTGTCCTGCTAAATCTATAGTTGATAAGGCTAAGGCTCAAGTAAAGGCTAAGTATGGGAATAAGAAAAGACATAGACAATGATAAATAATTTACTTATATTCTTATGGGGTACCTTGGCTGGCTATCTTATTGCTACAATTAATATTGCTTTTGTTTTAGTACATAAGGGATACCGTTCAGTAAACGAGATTCCAGAAAGGGAGTTCTCAGATGAAGGATGAAGACTTAAATGATCCACACACATATTGGAAAGAAATACTTATTGTTGTGGCTATCTTATCATTCTTGCTCGGTGTTTTAGTTGCATGAAGTTTTGTGATTTCTGCAATACCCCGCTACAAGGCAATGCCTGCTTATACTGTTATGATAACAGAGAAGCATTAAAAGAGTTTGACAATGAAGACGATTGATGATATGATATATAAACGAGTAGAGAGAAGAAATAAATGAATCCAAAAGTAACAGTAGTAGGACGTATTGGCGCAGATCCAGAAGCAATCGGAACATCTGGCGTTCGTATGCGTGTAGTAACAAATGATCGTATTAAGAATCCACAGACAGGTGCATGGGAAGACCGTGATACATCTTGGTGGACAGTGAAGGCTTGGAAGACTCTTGCAGAGCAGGCTAAGGCTACTTTGAAAAAGGGACAAGAAGTAATTATTGTTGGAACAATCTATCAAGAAAATTGGACAGATAGTTCTGGAGCAGCACGAACATCCTATGAGATCAATGCTGAATCACTTGCACTAACAATGCACAGTTTGACAAGAGACATGCCAGGTATTGCTACTGCAGCACCACAGGTTGCCTCTGAGCCAGCAGAAGATCCATGGAAAAAGGTTAATGTCTAATTTCGATGATCTAACTGATGATCAAAAGTCACAGGTAATGAATTTAGTTATCTTAACTGTGAAAGAGATTAGAGAACAAATTGCTAATGACATTGAATATACATACGAAGTATGGGCAACACATGGCAAAGCAAAAAGTCGTAGAACTAAAAAGGCATTTGAGGTCTGTGCAGATATTGCAAGAGGCTTAAATGAAAAGATAGTTGAATAGCGAACAAGAGTTAGAGGGGTGGGCGGAAGCAAACAATATTCCGCTCTCCCCTGAACTTTATCTTGCAAACCAAAGAGCATTAATTCTTCAGGAACTAGACATGGTTGGTGTGTGTGTTGACCTTCCTGGTGCATTTCTAGAATCATTGGACTCACAACAGTTTGCTGAAGTAGTTGCTGGTGCTGCTTATAGAGCAGTTAATAGAAAAAAACGATAGGGTATACTTTTAATATGATGATTACAGTTGAAGCACGAAAAAAGATAGCAGAGTTAATTTTGATTAGTCAAGAAGCAATGCCAGATTATAAGTTATTTTTAAGAATAACTGCTATTTTAGATGATAGTTCTAAACTAAAGCACCAAACATATTTTGATTACGAAACAAGAGAAGATGATGCAGTCATTGCCTATCCTGGTTTTGATCTTAGGATAGATAAGTTATCATTGCCTTATCTTGATGAGGCTACCATTGATTACTTAGAATCAAACGGTACCGTTGAATTTATTATAGACAACCCAAACAAAGAATAGTCATACTACAGTGGATAAAGATTTCACTAATAAGTTAGATGGTTTTGGACCACTCTATATAATTAATCTAAAGCGACGTACTGATAGGTATGAGCGCATGATGAATATAATTAACAACAACAACATAACTGACTATACCTTTATTGAGGCAGTAGATAGTCAAGAAAACATTGATCACTTAATAGACAATGTTGAGAACAGACATCGTGCAATTCCAAAAGATGCTGAGATTGCAACAACAATTTCTCATATAAAAGCAATAGAGCATTGGATCAACACATCAGATAGTGAGTACGCAATTTTTGCAGAAGATGATTTGTCTGATGAAACAATTAAGCATTGGCCATGGACATGGAAAGAATTTATCTCTGGTATAAATTTTGATTACGATATTCTTCAGTTATGCCAGACACAGTTTACAAAAATAGATTATAAAATCCATAAGAGAATGGGTCATGACTATAGCGCAGGTTTATATATTTTAAAGCGTGAACATGCCAAGGGTATCTTAGATAGAATGATTTATAATGGTAAGTATAAGGTTAATAATCATAGGGCAAAGGTTTTAGCAGATCATACCGTCATTTTTGGCAATACAAAGAAGGCTTATTCTTGTAGTTTGTTTACTTATAATACCGATACTGTTTCTGACGTAAATCCAAGTGGAGAAAGACTTCATAAAAAATCAAGAGACATGGTTCTTCTTTTTTGGAAACAAAATACACTGTCTTTAAAGGATTTTGTAGGTAATCATGAAAAGTGATATAATGGTTTTTCTAGTCTTTATTGATAGATCTGCACCGCCTGCAGTATAAACATAGGTGACGACCTGAGTATGTCGCTACATAAACTGCTCACTTGACTTATATGGCTGGTTGTAGTACAATTAATATAGAGAAAAGGGGTGGGCACATGCCACACAGCGTTAAAGAAACAATTACACTAGGTTGGTGTGATGGTGGTGTTGTTGAAGGTCGCTTTGCAAGCGGTATTGCTAACACAATAATTGAAGCACCAAAGCATAAGATTAATATTGATAACACCATTCGTGTAAATGGTAATCAAATTGCACGACAAAGACAATCTTTGTTTGATTTCTGGGCAGACGTGTCAAAGAGTGAATGGTTGCTTTGGGTAGACTCAGACATTGTTATAAACCATGAAGTTGTGAAGATGTTGTGGGAAGTTGCAGACAAGAAGACAAAGCCAATCGTTACAGGTACATACTTTGTTTCCAGCCAAAACGAACAGACATTGATGGAGCCAGTTCCTTCTTTGTACATGGAAACAGGCGATGAATTTCAAACACAGATTGTTCATCCACTTCCAGAGAACAAAGTTATTCCAGTAGATGTTGCTGGATTTGGTTTAATGCTTATGCATAGATCTATTATTGAACCAGTAAGACAGGCTGCTGAAGGCTATTCCGTTTTTGGAGAAAAACAAAATCCTGGTGCTAAGTTTGTTAGTGAAGATGTTGCTTTCTGTCGTTATGTAAAGAAGGCTGGTATTCAGTTGTATGCACACACTGGTGCAGTTGTTCCACACATGAAAAAATTCTCATTTGACAAGAACTACTATAATATTTATTGGAGTGGTATTGCTGATGGAAAGATCAGAAAGCCAGGACGTGGTTTAGTTGACAAAGAACCGACTAAAGAAAAAGATGGTGTGTCTTAAAGACACTTGGGGCAATAGCCAAGTTGGTTAAGGCACCGAACTCATAATTCGGCTATCCTAGGTTCAAGTCCTAGTTGCCCTACAATTGGTCTGTAACTCAGTTGGCAGAGTGGGAAACTGTTAATTTCCAAGTCGTAGGTTCGAGTCCTACCAGACCAGCACGGAGATATTGCATAGTGGTAGTGCGTAACCTTGCCAAGGTTAATGTGCGAGTTCGATTCTCGCTATCTCCTCAATGAAAACATGTAGCAAGTGTAAACTTGATCTAAACAACTCAGAGTTTTCACCATCTTCTGGTGGTAAATATTTAAGACCTGAGTGTAAGCAGTGTGCAAAAAAATTAGCAAAGCGTAGAGAAGAATTAAAAAAAGAGTTTGGTTATCCTGTTAATAATTATCTTTGTCCAATATGTTTAAAGAATGAAGATGAATTAAAAGGTACTGGTGGAAATGCTAGTATTTGGGTAGTTGACCACGATCACGATACAGATAAGTTTAGAGGACATATTTGCCATAACTGTAACCGTGGACTTGGTGTTTTTCAAGATAGCATTGAAAGACTTCAAAGAGCAATTAAATATTTATCTCTGTAACTCAGCGGAAGAGTGACACCCTTCTAAGGTGTAGGTCGCAGGTTCGATCCCTGCCAGGGATGCTATAATAGATTAAAACAAAGGGGTAATCTTGGCACGTATAGTTTTCTTGGGTAATTTTGAAGTAGAGTATAGTAGTGAGAATCATCATGCTAAGTCTTTAGAGGCTCTTGGTCATACCGTTGAAAAGTTGCAAGAGCGTGTAGCACGAACTGAAGTTATCCTACATCATGCATTAAACAGTGACTTATTTATTTGGGTGCACACTCATGGCTGGAAAACTACTGGCAAGATTACGATGGACTCAGTATTAGCCAGATTAAAAAAGGCTGAAGTTCCTACAATGACATACCACCTTGATCTATGGTTTGGATTAGACAGACAAAAAGATTTAAGCAAAGATAACTTTTATAAAACAATTGGACATTTCTTTACAGTAGATAAATTAATGGCAGACTGGTTTAATGAAAACACAGAAGTCAAGGGGCATTTTATTCCTGCTGGGGTATATGATAAAGAATGTTATATACACAAGGACTATAACTCAAGATACTTTGATCATGATATTATTTTTGTTGGTAGCAAAAGATACCACCATGAGTATCCATATAGGCCACAACTAATTGAGTATTTAAAAAGCAAGTATGGCAAAAGATTTTTGCATGTAGGTGGAGATGGTGACACTGGAACAATACGTGGAGAAGCATTAAATAAAATTTATGCAAGAACAAAAGTTGCTATTGGTGATAGCCTTAACATAGGATTTAAGTATCCTTACTACACTAGTGATAGATTGTTTGAAAGTACTGGTCGTGGTGGTTTTACTATCTACCCTCGCATTCAAGGCCTTGAAGAATACTTTGAAGATGGCAAAGAAATTATTTTTTATGAACATGGAAACCTTGAAGACCTATCAAGTAAGATAGATAAGTATTTGGAAGATGACGCTGAGCGTGAAAAGATACGTATGGCTGGACACGAAAAAACAAAGAACGATCACACCTATTTAAATAGATGGACAGAAATAATGAATGAGTTAGGAATAAAATGAATAGCATAGCAATTACTGGAGCAACGGGACTATTGGGTTCACACCTATCAAACTATTATTTATCTTTAGGCTGGGACGTATTTGTTTTGTTGAAAGACGAGCATAGCCGAACAGAGTTGTCAGATAAAGTTAATAAAGTATATGGAAGCATTAACAATAAAGCAGACATAGATTTCTTGATAGAAAAATCAAGACCAGATTACTTTATTCATCTTGCAGCACAGACACAAGCCTATGACTCAATTAAATATCCATACAATACTTTTTATACTAACCTAGTTGGCACACTAAATGTTCTTGAATCATTGAGAGAATATAAAAACTGCAAGTCTATCATTGTTGCATCTAGCGATAAAGCCTATGGAGAATTAATTAATGACGAATACTTTGAAGATCATATTCTTAATGGTATATACCCATACGATGCATCCAAAACTATTACGGACATAATGTGTAATTCATATAGAAATACATATAGTATGCCAGTAGTTACTACCCGTGCCTGTAACATTTATGGAACTGGCGATAACAATATCCAAAGATTAGTTCCTGGAGTTGTAAAGGCTCATAAAGATGGAGCATTATTTACTATCAGAAATGGTGGTAGAGATATTAGAGAATACATTAATGTTGAAGATGTTGTTTCGGCATACGACAATATACTTAGATATGCAGAAACAGTTAACAACATACCATCATTTAACATATCTTCTGGAGAAAGATACTCCACTCTAGAAGTGTTTAGCATTATCCAGGATTCAATTGGACAGAAGGTTAAGCATAAAATTATTGAAAGCGATGGCTTTGAAATTAAGAAACAGTTTATGAACTCATCTTTATTACAAGAAAAAACTGGATGGAAGCCACAACGTAATATGAAAGATAGCATGAAAGAAATAGTTAATTTTTATATGGATAACCAATGACAGAGATGGTTGAAGTAGTTATTAATGGAGAGTTTAAGATAGTTCTGCCACAACATCGTGCAGATAGACCAGAATGGTATGAGCCAGAAGGTTGGGAGAAGATCCGAACCAAGTCTATGTCTGATAATATTGGCAAAGATGATGTTGTTTATTATGTAGGAGCAGAAGAGGGGGAGTTCCCTGCTTTATGCCAGTTGTGGGGGGCAAGAGTAGTTTTGTTTGAGCCAAACCCGCAAGTATGGTCACACTATCCAATACTTTGGTCCGCAAATAAACTTGAACCACCTATAGCAACAGTAGCAGCATTTGCATCTGACATAAACAATAATAAAACAGAAATATATCGTAATGGTTTTCCACCAGTATCAGATGAAGATCTAAACAAGGCACATGGATTTAAAGAGTTGTACCTTGAAGGAGATAGTTATGGTCAGATAACAATAGATAGCCTTGTGTATGAACATAAACTGGAGGCACCAACTGCAATATCTATTGACGTAGAGGGTAGTGAGTGGAAAGTTCTTAAAGGAGCAGAAGGCGTACTTAAAGAGTATAAGCCAAAGATTTGGTTATCTGGACACCCAGAATTTATGTTTCATCAGTTTGGCGAGTATCTATCTGAGGTAAGACATTGGATCAAAGAACTTGGATATAAAGAAACACTTCTTGACTACCAACACGAGGTTCATTTATTTTATGAATCAAATTAAAACATATCTTCTTTCTTTTAGCGAAAACGATTGTGCTGCTGACAAGTGGGACTATGGATTGTTAAAAGAAATATTTACTAAATATAACATAGAGCAGATCAAGGTGACTTCTTTGCCACAAGAAGATAGAGCCATTGTTGTTGTTCCTGGACCACAAAACATCAAGCATGAAGAATATATTAATAAAGAAATACAAAATATATCAAGGCTTGTTTTATTTATTAATGGTGATGAAGAGGGTAGATTTGATATAACTAAAATTAAACACCCTAATGCTGAAATATGGGTTCAGTATCCATATGCTAAGCATAGTAAGTTAAATAAACTCCCAATTGGCGTACCCCAACATTTAAAGAATTTACTTCCAGACTATCCATTAAAAAACTATGATGTATATTTTAGTGGTCAAATAACACATGAAAGAAGACAACAGGTAGCAAAGGTTCTACCTACCCTGCCAAATGCCCTTTTTACCCTCACAGCAGGCTTTGCACAGGGCGGAGAGCCTAAAGACTACTACAAGGCCCTAGCCAGTGCTAAGATCGCTCCTGCCCCTGCTGGTGCTGCAACTTTAGATACATTTAGATTCTTTGAGGCAATTGAAATGCTTTGCCTACCAATTGGAGATATGATAAACTCAAAGGGTGTGTATCTAGAGTTTTATAAAGATGTTTTTGGATATGAGCCGCCAACTGCATATGTTTCTGATTGGTCTGAACTGAATAACTTAGTTCCAAGACTATTGGAGGATTATCCACAAAATATGCACAGGATGGTTGCTTGGTGGATTAAATATAAAAGAGATCTAGGTATAAAGATTATGGAGCAAGTTAATGAATAAAAATGATGTGACTGTTGTTGTTGTAACTTCTGTGCTACCAAGCCATCCTGATACAGGAATACTTGATGAAACAATTAGACAAATAAGAATGCAACTTCCAGAAAGCGAAATAATCTTACAAGTAGATGGTCTTCGTGAAGAAAGACTTAATAGAAAAACAGACTATGATGAATTTAAAAGTCGTGTTTTATGGAAATGTTTGCATGAATGGAAAAATGTTCTACCAATAATATTTGATGAGCATAGCCATCAAACAACAATGATGAAAAAAACAATAGACTTAATTAAAACACCTATAATGCTTTATGTTGAAGGAGATGCTCCAATTACTGGTGACAGACATATTCATTGGGATGAATGCTTAGATATGTTGGAGTTTGGTAAAGCAAATACAATTAGATTTCACTTTGAAGCATCAATTCCTCCAGACCATAGCCACCTAATGCTTAAGAAAAGGGGAAACTTTTTAAAAACAATTCAATGGAGTCAAAGACCACACCTATCTCGTGTTGATTATTATCGTGAGGAAGTATTGCGAGTTTCAGATGAAAAAACTTTTATTGAAGATAAGTTTCATGGAGTTGTTCAAGATGATGGCTGGATCAAACATAAACTCTGGATATATCATCCAGAGGGTGACATTAAACGTTCCTATCATTTAGATGGACGTGAAGGTGGTAGAAAATTTACGACAGATGATGATGCTTGGGGATATAAAGAATGAGATTGGGAATTATTGCAAGATCAGATAATAGTGGGCTTGGCAACCAGACAAGAGAACTTGTAAACATGCTTAATCCAACAAAGATTATGCTTATTAATTCAACATCTTTTAATAAGAATAAGCAACATCCAGAATGGTATAACGGATATGATATACAGCCAGTTAGAGGATTTCCTAGAAATGGAGACATAACATCTTTTCTTCGTGGATTAGATGTTGTATTAACCTGTGAAACATTTTATAGTAATCAGTTTATAGACCTTGCCAGACGTGTTGGAGTTAAGACTGTATTGCAATATAACTATGAGTACTTAGATCATTTAAATAGATCTGATTTTGCTTTACCAGATGTATTTCTTGGGCCTAGTCTATGGAATTTTGATCATATGACTGAGTTATTTGGTAGTAAAACTAATGTTACCTATCTACCGCCGCCTACAGATCACACATTGTTTAATAAAGTAAGAGAGAATAATTTTTCTAAAAATCATAATAGAATACTTCATATTGGAGGAAAGGCTGCTTCTGAAGATAGAAATGGTACAAAGTCTGTAGTAGATATGCTTAAGTATGCAGAAGAAAATTTTCAGGTTGTAATTAGAACACAGACACCACTAGATATAAAATGCGATGATCCAAGATTGGTAATAGATAATAGAGATTGGGAAAGCCGTGAAGATATGTATGATGGCTTTGATGCAATGATATTGCCAAGAAGATATGCTGGACTATGCTTGCCTATGAACGAAGCGCTTATGTCTGGGCTTCCAGTATTTATGACAGACATATCTCCAAACAACACAATTCTTCCTCAAGAATGGCTAGCAAAGTCTAACAAAATTGGCATACTTAAAACTAGAGCAGTCCTTGATGTACATAATGCAGACCCTAAAAATCTTGCAAGAATTGTGGATGATTATATGAAACAAAAGTCTAAGATTGAAGAAAAAAAGCAGGCTTTTGAAATTGCCATAAATAACTTTGCTGCAGAAAACTTAAAACAAAAGTATCTAGATATTTTAGAGAAATAAAAAAGCGGGTCCGAAGACCCGCCCTTCTATGTAAGATAGACTTACTTCTTGTCAGCAGGCTTCTTTGCAGCCTTCTTCTTAATAACCTTAGCGCTCTTAAGAGCTGCTTCAATATCTGACTCAGCAGGCATACGTCCAAATGCCTTGTCGTTAGGATTAACCGCTCTCAATACCACTGGTACAACTGCACCAACTAGTGAATATACAAGAGTTTCTGGATCAGTTACTCCAGCTGCGTACATTGCCGTTGCTGCACCAAGAACTGATCGTCCGTATGATGCAAACATTTGTTTCATTTTTTCGTTCATTATTTTCCTCCTAGGATATAACTTTCATTAGTATGTAATAGCCAGCCCATAAGCCTATGATGCCTGCTACACCCGCAAAAACGGGTGGTGCTGGAACTGGCAATTTGAATGCAGCAAATACTAAGCCACATCCAAAACCTGTTAGTACTGATAGTACAATATCTTTCATCGTGCCCCCACTATATATTCTTTGTGATGAATTTCACAAAAATCTACATATCTTGTTTCTGTCATCGCTAATATTTTTGCTTCTCTTGTGCAACTTTCTATTTCACAAACAGCATAATCATACTTTATGCTTTGCTCAAAACTCTTTAACTTTGGCATTATCATTCTTTCATTCCATAGTCTTTGCTTGGATTTTCAGGATGATCTAGTGGTGTTGGAGCAGTACACATTGTCCCACAATCATGGCATTGTATATCTAAGTGATACATTCCAACCATGTATGTTTCTGTATCAAATGACACTAGTGCTCTAAATAAAGTACCGCCACAACTTGGACACTCACAAGTTGGGATACC